CCACAGGGTGGCCTTGTCCGAGTGCCTTGATTGTCTCGATGCGCTCTTCGATGCCCTTGGCTTCAGCCATAAGGCTCTTGACCTGTGCAAGGTCACCGTTACCGGAAGCAAGCTCCCGCGCGGTAGCCAAGACAGATTCTTTTTGATTCTGTAGTTGTGTCAAATTCATAGTTGTGTTAGCAACTCCAGACGTGCCAGCAGTTCCTGGCGTTCGTCATTGTCATGGGCTTTCGCCTCTACTACGAGTTCCGGTTGCACTTCTGGCTGGTCTGCGTCCCGCAGTGAATCCCAGACTACAGGTGCTAAGCGCTTGGCGCTCGCCCGGCTAAGACCGACTGCATCCCGCAGTCGACGCTCTACACCCCGCAGGGATGCGGGTTGTACGCTCTTCATACCGTGCATGGCATATAGCCCTTTAGCACGTCGAGCAAATTCGTCAATGATGGCATCAGCCATGGCTTGATCTGATACCGCTTCGATGGCTCCACAAAGCGCATCGTAGTAGGCTTCAAGCCCTTCGTGTATCAGGTCACCCTCGGCATCATCGTATACCGACATGGCGTATTCTTCCGGGGACTGTTCAGGCATTGGAGCCATGACCATCTCTTCTTCCATATCCATCATAGGCTCCATGCCGTAATACTCCTTGAGGGTTTTTACACTATTACGATACTCGGCTGGTGTTGGGGTAATCGATGCCTCGGCGATAGGCCAGCGTGTGATTTCAGCAGCACCACCCATGCTCTTGCGCTCTACCAGATGACCAGCAGCACCGGAGGAAAAGCCCATCTTGCCTTGCTTGCATAACTTGGCAATCATGGACCCGTACTCATCGGCCATGTCTAGTTGGGCTTCATACCAAAGCCCGGTATCGTCCATCTTGATGAAGCCTGTACCGATGCTCTTCTTCCCGACAGCGGCATCCATACCGTGGTGGTAGTACACATTCAAAGGAACTCGCTGCCCCTTGGCAACCGGGAAACCGTAGTCGGTTGAAGCGGTGAAGTAATCACCTTCAAGGTCGGCGGTCTTAGTATCGCCAAAGCGCACAAGGTAGCCCTTGACGTAGCCTAACCGGTCGCTCTTGATACCGTCTACGGAAGATGTCAGCAAGTCCATGGCTTCACTATCCCACAGTGCATTTTTCATAAGTATGTCGTTAGATCCGGTTGGTATCCCTCTAGGTCTCTAAGCGGCAATACCCTAGTAGTAGGCCCCCAGTCAGCGTTAGGCACCACAGTTGCCATATCGCTAAGCGGTAGCCCTTCGCTGTAAAGGTTGTAACGAGCAGTGCCTAGTATCTGGTGGGCTTCAACCTGCGTAAGCCCCTTCAGAATCTCTTCACCGGTTGCCACCTCTGGGCGGGTATCAGGTATGGAAGAATCGCCGGTTATCTCAGCCCAGCTAAGGGTCTCCGGTATCATCACGCACCTACAATTTGGATGGCTTGGCATGATGGTATCGGTGGCTTGCAAGGTGCCAGATAGAGCCAAGCAAGCAAGGCATACCCGCGCATCCTGCGTAGCCTGCCGCCGGTAACCGGTTACGGAAGGATTCTCCGTATACAATTGCCGCTGGGCTTCCCTGGCGCTTCGTATCATCTCGGTACGGGCTATCGTCTCGGCTCGTTGCCTACCGATGTCTGCCGCCTTGCGTACCCGCCGTGCTACCGTTCGCGGGCCTTCGCCTAACGAAATACCTTGTACCAAAGCCATCTGCATGGCATCCGTGGTTACTTGTGGGATGGCATCGAATAAGACAGCCAAAGGGCTACCATCGCCTGCGAACCCGACAAAGGCTTGGAGGCTTTCGTCTGGAAGACTTGTCCATGAAGTACCAAGGGTAACGCCGGCGGGCTTTTTACCCGCTGCCGCTTCCACAAGGCGCGGCGTTGCATCATTAGCAAGGAAAGCGGCTTGAAGTTGCCCATCGGCTGTAATCACTGCCCCCTCTACCGAGAACTTTTTGAGGTTCTTTCCGAGCTGCTCAATGTTATCTATGATCCGCTGACGCATCCAAAGGATTGTCTCGGATGGCGGTTCCCCGTTTGCTTCACGCTCGGCAATCCTACCCTCCAGCGCTTCCAGTTCATCGATGCTTGCCTTGGTTGCCGCTTTGTATGCGCGTTGCATACGGCTGATAGCTACACCTTCACGCTCTAATAAGTCATTCCGGTACTTCTGGGATGCGGCATAAATCCTGCCCGTACCGCTGTCTACTCGCTTGAGATTTCCTCCAGCGAATACCCGTAAAAAGGGTGGCTCTTATACACTACCCCCGGAGTGCATACGTGGTCACCGTCAAGGCTCTTGCCGTCTGGCTGCATAGCGTCCCGCTTGGATGTTGACCAGCGGAACCCGGCATCGCCGCCCCATAAGTCCCAGGCTACACGCCCCGGTGAGGGGAATCCCTCTTCACCGGCGTTGAAGCCTTCGGCTTTCTTATCTACCTCATGGCGGCTAAAGAAAGAATACATTCGGAGGATGGTGTCTTCGGAAAGTTTCTCACCGTTGACAATCTGGTTTGCCCTTGCAAGGCCTACCCGCGTCCCGCCATCGAATCCTTCAGCCTTCCAATCGAGCGCCCGTTGCGCCGCTGTCCGCATTGCTTCGGTTGGGCGAAACTTGACATCGTAAGACCGAACGGCTGCACCTTCAAAGCCACCGCCGCTTTGTACCGGGATTGCCGTTGGGTGTAGCTGCCCTTCATCTTCCGGCACGGCTTCAAGGCCTGCTATGCGCTTGGCTTCAGCCCGATCAATGATGCCAGCCTTATACAGTTTCTCGGCTCTTACCGCTTCCGCTTGCATATCGTCAGCAAGCGCCCTGACCGTTTCAAGGTCGTACATAACGTAATCACCCTGCTGTGTCTCAGGGTATTCCGGTAGCAGGTCAGCGGTGATTGCATCCGCCAAGGTACGCAGGAGTGGCACCATGCCGTCTTCCCATGCCGCTTGCTGGGCGCGCTCATAGTTACTGTAGGTAGACCGTTCGAGTCCTGAACCAAGGCCTAGTACCATCGGGTTGATGCCAAGTGCGGAACAGATACGCTCCTCCGGTACACGTCTCACGGAATCCAGCGCAAGCTCGGAAGGCGTAAGGCTAACCCTATCCATCTTGTATGCACCAGTCATAACAACGATGCCGCCGGACCCGTCCCCGGTAAGGTCTTCGTGAAGTTGGCGCTTGACCTGCCGAGCATCATCCATGCTCATGTCTACGCTGGTCTCTTTGGCATCAGGCCCGACAATCAATGAAGGCATGGCCCCGTTTGCCAAGAGTCCATAAGCGGTAGTACTAGCCGTGTTATCGGTTGCTATCTCGCGCAGGACAGCGGTAAGCGGCGCTCTACCAATGCGGATGTCGCTAGGGTCTCTTCCGTACCGGATGTGGATGATGTCGGATACCGGGATGTCAAAGGAGCGGCCATCCGTGGTGTAGACGTAGTGGGTTAGTGGGTTGACACCATTACCAACCGGTCGAACCATATCCTGCGGTAGAAACTGTAAGGCAGTAACCACACCACGAGTAGTAGATCGAATCTTTCTAAGGTAGGTGTTGCCAAACAATTTGAAATCTTGAATGACCCAGCCCCAGAATAAAGACCCCATAATCATCGGATCAGGTTGAGCCATGAGCTGTAGCACCGGGTGGTCTTCTACGGGTTCGGATTGCTGGCTGTCTACCGGTCGGTAGAGTCTTGGTGTTGCTTGTGGATAGTTACGCACATACCAATCAATGGCACTAGCGACAACGCCATTCAAGCCTAGGTCACCGGCTACCCTAGCCCAGTCCTTAGTGCTTCCAGGGAGCGCCCGGCGTAGCAATGTCTGCAGCTGACCAGAGCCGTAACCGGTTAGGTAGATGTCCCTAGACTGGCTAAGTGGCAGCGGTAGTGCCTGTGTCGGGTTGGCTGCGGCTTTACGGCCTAAGAAGCGGTCAAAGATACCCATGCTAGCAGTATCCCACAAAAAGAAAAAGCCCCCTTGCGGGGGCCTGTAGGGCTTGAGTGGTTTAGATTGTTTTTATCTCGTAGCGGTATGCGTCTCCGCTTACGATGTAGGTCTTGACGTTGCCGTCTTCGCTTGAGCCTTCGTAATACCAAGATGTCTCAGTGTCTGCGTTCATCTTGATAAGCGACTCTGCCCATTCACCGGCACACTGCCAAGTACCAACCGGTGCTACATCAACAACCACGCCATCCTCAGTCAACACTTGGCGAATCTCTTTGTTTGCGGTCTTCAGTTTCATATCTCTATCTCCCTGCTTGATGTCAACAATATACACTGTAGGTATATATACTGCAAGGGTATAGGAATGTATATTTTAGACGGCTCCCCAACTTCGCTTTGATCCGCACACCTGCCAAGCATACGCAAGGGCATCAACCACGTCATCATGCCTACCAACCGGGAAGGATAGCAACTCATCCTCAAAGTAAGCCGGGAGCCCTTGGCAATGCATAACTTGGCTTTGCTCGTACCGGGCTTCTAGAGGCGCAAAGCGGGTCACTTTGTCTCTGTCTGGGCGGATGCCCCTGATAGGCAACTTCGTACGCCGTAGAAGCTCCTGAACGACAGCGGCTTGGTATTGCACCTGCTCGATGCCGATCATACTAGGATTCCACTTAGCCGCCATTGCCTCAATGAAGCGTAGCACGGAAGCAAAGTCAGCACGGGTGCGGTTGATGTCTCTAACGTAGATCGTCCCATCTTCACCACGGGATACAACAGCAACCCCGGTGTAGTCGGCTTCAGACTTCGTAGAGATAGCAAGGTCAACCCCGATGTAGGTAGGTAGCCCTTCAGGGCAATCGCCGTACCGTAGCCATTCCCGCTTGATTCTTGCTCCCGCCGCATCCACGAACTCGGCCAAGTACTCCTGCCGGAAAGCGATGCTCGGCAAGGATTCCCCAGCCTTGTCTACTTCGGTTGGGTCTATCCACGGGTTAGCCGTGGTCGGCATCTGCCAGCTCATCCAGTCAGCATCGGTAGCGGCCTGATTGTAGAGCGTCCTAAAGTAGTTGCTACCTTTAGGCGTAGACAGAAAGAACGCATCCCCTTTGAAGTCGGTTAGAGTTGGGCGTATGGCTTCAGTCCAGGCTTGCTCTAGATGCCGTGCCATCGCGGCCTCATCAATGATGACCCGCTTGTACTTCCTGCCACGGGCAACCGTGCTTGGATCGTCTAAAGTCCAGTAATCGATTGCCGCCCCGGTTATAAGCTCGATGCGCGGTGCTGGGCTTTGTACAGCCCGCCGTATCACGGGAGCATAGATTCTCTTATGATCCGCGTATGCCTCTTCTAGGAGCCTGTAGGTAGGAGCAAACCACGCGCAAGGCAAAG